TGAGGTTTCTTTTTTAATAAAAAATTTCTTTCTACTACGTTTGGGGTTTTTAAACCTTCATAAGATGTATAAACATCTAAAAAATTAAGAGTCCAAAAGGTTATTATCTGTGCTTTAGTTGGAGGCTCGTTATAATCTCCCCAATTTAAAATAAATTCTTTAGGAGATATATGCACAGCAGGTTGTTCAGGTATTGTTAAATCTAATTCAGCTTTTAAACCTAGGGATAGTAAAAGCAATAATAAATACTTCATCTTAATCCCCTTGTGTTATAGTTATACTAGAGTTACCACCACCATTGACAACTATCTGTGTACTCTTACCGTTCTGTATCATGACAACGGTGTAAGCATTTGTTTTATCTAAGTCTAATTTAATTGTGTCTTCTAAAGCTTTGTAAAATGTTATGACGTTATCAGTCATAAAAGTATTTATCTGAGTCTCACTATCGTAACCAATCTTAGTACCTTTTAAATCTATACTAGTTTTTAAAATTGTTGAAGTTTGGTCTAGCTCATTGACATCTTCTATAATGTCTAATAAGTCTTCAAGGAAATTAACATCCAAGTAATTTATATCAAGCTCTGTAAATTCTAATTCATCTTCTGCAAGATAATCTATTTCTAAATCATCAAACTCAAGGTAGTCAACATCAAGAAGATTAGTGTTGCTCCCTCCATCTTGTCCTTCATTCTCTTTTATTTCCTGTGGTGTATTTACAATTAACATGTTATCAATTAACTCAAGAGTCAAGTCAAGGATAACGGGATTAGTGGGTTTAGTTTCAAACATAGAAACTGTAGTAGCTTGATAAGGCTTGTTAAGAACCACCTGTCCCATTGCTGTACTAACGAGTATCTCCCCACTTGGAAGACCATCGTCATCAGGTAATAAAATAATTAGACTTCTACCTAACTCATCAACAGTCACGGTAAAGTCTGTACCACGTATACCTATCGTGGCACTTGGAGTTTGTATAGATATGTTTTCTTTGTCTATAGATGCTAACTTACCAGTGATAAACCTTGCAGTACCACTGGCAAATTGTAAAGCCATCTTAGACTTAGAAGGGTCTGGGTCATAGATAAATTCGTCTATGATTAATTCAGAATGCTCTGTCAATCTAACTTGACTGTCATCTAAAAAAGTAATGCCCAATCTCCCGTTAGAAGTTTGGACATTATCGTAGCTGTTTATGTCTAATGCTAGAGAAGCTTGGAAGGTTTCATCTCTTACGACTCTACCTGTTCCGTTCAGTTCAGTTATGTTGCCTATATTAGCAACCGACTGCTGTTCCCCCATCGTTCTGAATGACACAGATAGTACCACTAGAACCAGTAGAATTAATTTGTAACCAGTCATTGTCTAAAGTACTCAATTGTTGTATGTTAAATGTTCTAGAGTTACCTGTTTGATTTAATTTAAAGTAACCACCTGCATAGCCTTGACCAGTAAAGTTGATAGTATTATCGTTACCGTCTACATTTACGTCATTGGTAGCATCAGTGTAGTTAATATTAAAATCAAGTGTGTTACCATCTCCATTGATAACCCAATCAACATCTGCATTACTTGCAAGAGCTGTAGTTGCTAAATCAAGTGTAAAGGTATTTGTACCACCTGTTACATCTACATTAACATCAGAACCGTCAGCACCATAAGTATTAGTAGGGTCTATCTGTACGTTAAACACGTTAGTAGAACCATCAAACTCCCAAAAACCTATGAAGTTATCAGCAGTAATGTCTCCTAAGAACTTATTGTTTGACCCTATTTGATTCACGTCTATGGTTTGTACAGCACCATCTAAATCTAATGCAGTCATAGTACCAGCAATTGCATCTGCTCCACCTATAATGTTACCTGAACCTAACTGTTCAGCATCTAGATTAAACGTAGCACCTGATTGGTCTATATATATTTCGTTGTCAGCCCCGTATAGCACTGATACATTCATCAGTACAATCAGGCTTAATAATTTTAGTTTGTTCATATTTCCAATAGCCTCTCTCTATTCCAATATTTATAATATTCAACACTCCAGTCTCTACAGCTTTTTGTAACGCTATAGAAACACTTTCGTTCTCTGATATACCACCTTCTATTTCCACTAGCTCTGTGCCAGTCTCAATAAAACGAAACACATCCTGAGAAACACTTGTAGATAAAATGCTTTTGGATACTAATGTTTCCATAAGAACTTCACCAGTAGATACAGATACTAATCTTAAAGATATAGTAACTGTGTCTTCTCTAAACTGTTTACTTGTCCCAATGCCTAAGTACCTTGCACCAGAACCTCCAGATTTTAGATTAGCTTCGTAACTAATCACGCCACCTTGGACTAACAACCCTGCAAATAACAGTGGTTGCATCTTATTATCCTCTTTAAAATCTTTACGTGTACTACGTATGAGTTGTCTTTCTTTTGTTAGGTCATCTAAACCTACACGTTCTACAACTCTAAAAAACTCTCCACCTGCTGTATGCTTAAAAGCTCTAATAAGAAAAGCTTCAGGTGCTTGTGTTACTGCTGTACTAAACAAAGCAAAAGTACTGTTACTTCTACGCTGTCCTGTTAAGTCCCTAAAACTATTAGGGTATATTGCTATCGTTGGTTTTACTTTAGCTGGTGGTAAATTTCTTAACTCTTCTGATTGTAAATCTAATGTAGAACTAGACTGGATTCTTTTAGTTAAAACTAAGTCTCCACTCTCCTGTACTACTGCACAACTAGAAAGTAAAGTTACCAACAGGCAAAGATATAGTCGTTGAATTACCATCACTGTCCGTTATAGTTAAAGTTATTATTCCGTCTTCTACCTTGTATACTATTGTATTGCCTTCTAAAGTTAGTGTACCAAAATCAGAAGGAGTCTCTCCAAATAAGTTTTCTACTAACTGTCTTGACAACTGTGAGTATATACGTGATTCCAAGTTCCTTATGAACCTTGCAAGTGTTGTATTCTCTTTGTCTCTTTCTATCTGGTCTTGTAAAGCTTTTATCTCTGCTTTGAGAGCTGCCTTACGATTGAACTCTTGGTTCTGTATAGTAAGATAATGTGAGCTAGTGTTAATACCACTGAAGCTAGGACTCTTAAACTTGTGTACCATCTCATCTGCAATACTTCCTACAGACCAAAACATAACTAGCATAGTCCAAAAGGTTATACAGAACATACAGTTCCTTTCACTCTTTTTACTTTTAAATGTTGGTATTAGTTTAATCTTTCCTTTGGTCTTTTTTTCCATCTGCTCTCGCTATCCTATCTATATCGGGTTTCAAACCCATTGCTGCACGACACATAGCATCTATCCTAATCATGTCGTTATCCATCTGTCTTATTCTATCTATTAATGCAACTATCATACCATGTTGCGTATCTAACTTCTTATGTATGTCCGCTATCAAAGATTTAAAGAGTACCCATACAAGATATCCTAACCCTGCTGCACCTGCTGCCGGTATACCTATGGTCTCTATAGCTTGAATCCAATCGTTCATATTACTTCTTAACTAAACTACCACCAAAGTACATGCCTATAATAGCTGATACTAGGTTGGTATCTAATTGTGTTATTACCAAGCCTTGAAAAGTTATCCATTCAAATACATCTCTACCTTCTTTGAAGAACCAGAATCCCGGTTGGAAGTTTGTATAACCTACAGTAACATCTACATTAGGATAATAAACAGCTACAAGTTTAGGTAATACTACTATAGCAAACACTGATGTTAGTGCTATAATTCTTCTTGTCCACTGGAATCCTTTATCTTTAACATCTCTTGCAGCTTTACGAGCTTTCATTTCAAACTCGCCACGTGTTATAAGTAACTTCTGGTTGTCTTGTTTAGCCTTACGACTCTCTGCCCAGACACTCATAACTCCACCAAGTACAGTAGAGCCAAGCATAGTTATTATTTCAAATGGAAAACCCATTACACTACATCTACCAGTAAGTCTTCGTATAACACTCTAAAGTCTTCTAACTGCATAAAGCCTAAGTCCTGTTGTATCTGGTGTATCCTGTAAACTTTATAAGCTTTTTCAAATTGTTCCTCTGTGTAAAGTGTCATTCAGGTGCTTTCCATAAATTTTGAGCTAATTCCAATTCTTGTCTTCTTCTATTAATTAATCCTTCATCTACTCTTGGTATTTTATCTGCACCTGTTATTTTTGTAAATCCTTGTTGTGGGTCAAAAGCTTCTCTATAATAACCTTGAATATCTCCATCTAATAAATTTTGATAAGCTTTAGAATTTTTAAAAGCAGATTGACCTACGTTAAATATTAAACTAACAGCAGAATCTTGTACACTTTGAGGTATATTTATTCTTTTTTCTTCTGGTATTATTTGATTTAAATATTCTCTTTCTTTATTAATTCTTTCTTTAACCATTTCTACAGTTCCGCCTACTGTAGCTTTTGTTATTTTACTACCAGTAATTCCTCCTATAGTAGATACATCTTTTTTACCATGTTGTTCTTGAAATCTTTTACTACCTTCATGTGCAATTATTTCTTTATCCAAGTTACCTTGTTTGTAATCTCTGTATAAATTAACATCTTCTGTAGCTAATATAAAGTTTAAAAGTTCATCCTCAGTCATGCCACCTTCAGCTAATCCTAACCTAGCCATTTGGTCAGAGTAAGGTTTACTTGTACGAGGGTCTACTCTATCAGCAGGGTTCTCTTTAGTGTATGGTACATTGTCTTTACCTTTTACTATTCCACCTGTTGCATAAGTTGGTCTAGCTATAATATCTTTATCTTGTATTTTAGCTTCTTCATAAATACTACTATCTAATCCTATTGCTTCTCCTACTTCTTCTCTTCTAGTAAGTTCCTTACCAAAGGGCGTTACAGTTTCAAAAATCTCTACTCCTCCTTCTCTAGGCTTACCAGTTACTACATCAACTGCTCCAGATATAAAATCTTGTAATAAACCTACAATAGGATATATATTTTCTATAGCACTAGATTGTGTATATCTAATATTTTGAACAAGTTTATCTATCCACCAAGGAACATTACCAGAGAACATAACTGTATCTCCAATCATTTTTTTAAAGTTTTCTTCGTTTTCAAAAGGTTTACCCATTTCATCTCTATATTTTTTATTAGGGTTCATTCCTATTTGAGCTTGTCTTATAGTTGCATACATAGGTAAACTTGCCATTATTAAAACAGCTAATTTAGCATCTCCGTCTTCTATTCTTCTAACTAATCCATTTGTTTGTTGTGCTTTACCTTGAGCCCAAGATAAAAAACTACCTGCAAATTTAATCATAGGGTCATT